CCATACCTTCTTAGATATAAGGTACAGGGTTAGTAAGCAGGCTCTTTATGCTTGTGGATGCCTTCTGGGCAGTTGTACTTCACGTCGGAGAGATTACCCCCCCTCCAACACACTCCTAGAGATAACTAAACCAAGAGGAATGTAGGGATTGTTAACGGGGTTTTCCTTCCCCGGTTGTTTAACGTGCACGACAGCACGGACCACAGTTATGTGTGCCTGATATTGGCCTAAGTGTTGCGTGCTTGTTTATAAACAACCACGCTTTTACCAAAACGCCTACCTATGCGGTTGGCGCTTTTGCGCACTTTTCGTCCTACCTTACGGCGCCCGCGGCGTACAATCTTCCGGGCACGTTTGCGCACCTTCTTACCAAACCTTCTAACCGGTTTGTTGGATTTTCCCGTTTCTAGCATACGGAAAAGTGAAGTCCCTAAACGATATTGCTGTTTAACATGGGACATGAAAGCTCGTAAATGTTGCTCAAACCTTTTCATGGAGTGTCCACTTGCAGTTAGTGGATGCACCTTCCCTGAAGCAGTTGACATGTAAGAACGGAGTTTATCAAACTCAGGGTCAACAGGGGAAGGGGTTGAGTAAATAAACGTTGGCTTTCTAAGTTCGGCTTCAAGCCAAACCCTACCCCAAACATAAACAGGGTAAGGGCCAGGATCAGCGCCGGGCATGGCTTTGATTGGGATTTTAATGTCAATGGGGATGGAACCTTTCTTCTTCCTTTCCCTCTCTTTAATTCGTTCTTCTTTGGTTTGTTTAATAAAAGTGAAATCACTTTTACTATCTTCAGAATCACTGTTTTTCGTTTCACCATCTGTGCCCAAAACTTCTTGAGAGCACCTAAACATGATGAAAGGCCACAAAATGTTATCATTGTTGAAAGTGGATGAAATAGCTGTGTTCATAGGCAACATATCCAGCTGTTCGTTCGTTTGAAAAGGATTATAACGAACAGTACAACCTTCGTTGTTACCATATTCCTTGATATTGGTGCCTTGTTGAACAACCGTATGTAAATCATACTGGTTCTCAATTGCAGTATCAATATCATTTTCAGTGATCTGACCTCCTACAAAACTGGTAACGTAATTGACGCTAGTATCGGTTACAGTCTCAATAGCAGAGAGTGCTTTTAAACCCATACTAACAACACGTAGTGCAGTTACCTGTGCAGGACCCCAACCTGTTTGTGTTCCGTCATTGCCGATGATAGATGCCTCATTGATGAATTCGAATGAAGAATAAGAAACTTCAATCGCTACACCATTGGCATCGACGGGTAGTACATTCATGCGGTACATTGAGGATGGTTTTGAGCTAAGGGCATTAGAAGCTGTAGAATATCCCGCACTCAACCAAACCAATGCACCCCACGAAGGTGCTCCTGCGTCATTAACGAGTTGCTGAGTATCAATTGTGTCTCTGATACTGATAGACTCGTTTTGTAATGTGTCTGGTACTTTACATGCAGTAGTGGCATGGAATGGATCCACTACTGCATTGAGAAAGCTTATGCTGGCTTTGTTAATTAAGTTCATAGTAGATTTGCAAACAGTATCGTGACGCGGAGGGCCCTCAACACGTTACAAGTAGTTTAAATCTGTGCCAACAGTTTGAAATTCCGAGGATACTAAGTCCTTTGGAAAAACTTTCTCTTCCAGAATGTTGGATGATAGTTGTACGGCTCGCATGTTTGCTAAATACAGATCAGCTATAGTTAGTAGATCGTTAATTGTTATCTCATAACGATTAAGTATATCTGTAGGTACATCATCATTATGTGATAAACGCCGTAACTTAGTATCGAACTTGAGCCATTTATAAGGTGTATTCAATTTCAACTTCATAACCTTGGCTCCAAAGTTTTCTATGTACGCCTTCTTCATATCAGTGAATGCCCTGCGCAAAGGTACTATGTAACGCAGTTCACTGATGAGACCGTCTAATTTACTTATCGCCAACTTTGCATACCTTCTAAGATCAGGTTTAGCTTTCAAGGATAAAGGTGTTGCAAAGCGATAGTGGGTCAAAGGTATCTTTGTAAGAACACGTCCTAATTTACGTTGTAAATAGTACTTGGTCTTGTTCCTAACAAAGAAACCACTACAAAATTCCAGATCATAGTATTGAGATGACTCGTTAAAATTGCTAGTTAAACCCAAACCGGATAATAGCTTGATCGCATGTTTGGTATTTAACTTAGGCCCATTGTGTAAATCGATACACAGGAATGAGTCATCACCATTACACAGTACTTTGTAATTAGTGATAGGTGCGGGTTGACCAGTCTCATCAACATTGTTATCTAAAATGAACTTGTTGACAGCCAGATTGATCAATGTATTCCCAACAGAAGTATTTGGGTCACCGCTTCGTCTTGTGCCCCTAACATTATACCGTAAACGGCAATTCGAATCATGCTTCTTACTGTGTAACCACTTAATATCGTATCTCCATAACCCTATGTTAGCGTTCATATGACGTTCTATTGTTTCTGAAGCGTCCGGAAGTTCCGCTAATAATGATTCATAGCAAGTTGCTTCAAAAGGAAGCAAAGCAGAGACGCTAGAATCAAAAGCGCTAAAATCATTTTCATAGAAATATGGCTGGGTGGCCATTTCCATGAAATGTTCAATAGGCTCGCCCATTTGCTCCCTGGACATGCCTAAAGTACAGACCAACTTTTCTTTGAAGCTGAAAACACGCTTCACTTGTTTCGTTATTGCATCAAAAATTGGCCCTAGGGTTACTGTAATCCTATTATCTGGCATAGTTATGACTCTACCAGGCTTCGTGCGAGGGCAGTTGACTAATTCTAACTTCACCATCGCTTTACGTTTGCGGTGTTCCAAAATATTAAAAGGATTATCACCGTTCATATTTTCATACACGTTCTTCATTATCTTTTTCTTGGAAGCTTCCCAGTGATTATGTGCATCTAACCATTGTTTAAATGTTGGTATTGCACTGACAGTTCCAAGAAGATCGATGAAAGGGTGGCAGGTGCTGACAAATTGTTCACGTATGTCAGCATCAACCGCCGTTCCAGCCCTGCCTTGTCTATAGCGAAGACAATGTGCTAAATTTTGCGGAGTGTTCTCATAAATCGTGAAAGTGCTCTCGAAATATGGTAAAACCGCAAAAATGTTTCTAGGGCGTATCTCTTCACCTAATTTCTCTTCAACGACTTCAAACTCCCTATCTGGTTTCATAGTAAAGGGGGGAGCATCAGTAGGCGGTATTGTTAACGTTTGGCCTACAACAGTGTGTACAACAAATTTTGCAACACTGCATGGTTTATCTTCACGCAAGGGGTGCACTATCTTCTTTATAGCTCTTAGAACTTTTGAGCCTTTGCGATCCCGACTTGCTGCAACTTCATTGATTTCGCCTTTTACTGGCATTGCTTTACAGGTGTCTTTAGCAGATTTTATAATAAATTTGCTATCAACACGCATGTAGTGATTAATCCACTGCTCTGATTCCTTAGCCATCGCGCATTTACGGCGTATGAGGCCATTGAGATAAGATGCTGCAGTATCAGTGGATATTGAAGTTGCTCCGATTAAAGTGTTAACTATGTTGAAGTATAACGTGTTGGGCATGCCTGATAGTCGATAAGCTGTTGAGGTTCTAGAATCGGTATAACAACCCCAGCCCATGAACTTGAATATGCATTGTCTTGCCCGCAGACCAAAATAGTCGGAAGCCTTGTATACTTCGCCCCCGAAATGCAAATTCTTATCTTTAATTACTGTTTTTGCACGTGTATCTGGGTCAGTAAAATCTGGTGAGATCACGTATAGCTCGTGATCTTGGAAAAGACTTAACCTAGATAAAACGTACTTAATGTTGGCAATGTTGCCTTGTTCACTAATCCCGCTTGTGCTACGTGGGGCTAATTGAAACCGCGTACCTTTTCCATTATCCAATATTTCAAATGCTGCTTCAAAGCACTGCTTAAACTTAGAAGTATAAGTATATGGCAGGCTGAAGGTGATCTCTTTGCAATATGCATATGGGTTCTCACCACCAAAAACACTTAAATCAGTGTTAATTGCCGAGATCATTCTGTTATTGATTTCAATTGCCGTTAAACCACTCCTGGTTGTGGCACTATTCAGTAATTCATCCCGAAGAGACTGTGCATTGTGCCAACTACTGTGGAGGTTGAAAGACTCAACCAACCCACATTTGCTGGTCGCCTCAGAGAGCATATTGTTCGGTACACAAACAGGACCTCCACTAGTGGGGAGTTCCTCCGCTTTTAGATCAATATCCTCTGATGTGGCAGAGCCAGCATCTGATTCATTTTCAACCATTATAGCAATCTCCTCTACGAGAGATTGTTTCTGAGTGGCGTTGGGTGTTGTGACCTCCTCAATAACCGTAGTGTTGATAGGTTGGGGAGGGTTCAATGGGACTTCATGGACGTCATGCTGTATTTGCGTTTGTTCTTGGCTTAACGGCCCTGGGCTCGGTAAGCCTTGTGATACATGTGGAGTTGCCGATCTAAAAGATAGTAGGGAATCAGGCACAGAATTAGCATGTGTGCCCTTAAGCTTAAATTGAGGTCTCGTTATTAGCCCAAGACCGTTATCCCTGCCTATCAAATAGTCCTGCATATGTTTCGTCCCATGATTAATAGATATCAGATTACGACTAACCTGGTATTTATTAAGCATGGTGCCAACATTGTTAAATCTAGCATTAACCAGCAATTGGCATTGTGCAGGCTTGATGCCTGACCCAGTGTATAAAGTGATAGCACGGGGGTCAGTCTTACCATATTTGATAAGATTTGCATTGCAATTCTTACAAGATGGATTCTCGGGGTTTTCTTGTAACATTGCACAGTTGATACAAAGCATCGGCACTTTCAATTCACAAGCTGAATCGGATTTATATTCTGGGTCTTCCCTCCTGTTATAACCGTCCCTCATGATTTTCTTTACCTCACGTAATGCTGATATATATTCTTTACAGCGTGAGATAGTGTGAGGTTCTGCGCATAATGGGCAACTAAGATCAGGACAATGATACCAAACATGTTTGCCCTTGCAGTGTGAGCAAACAACGTTTGGACAATCATTGATATGGTGACCCCCTTGGCATTTTGAGCAATGCCTAGCGCGGGGATCCTTACCTGTATGAGCCCTAGTGTTAATTTTGGCTACTGTTTCTAGGTGCACAGACTCTGTAACCGATCCAGCGGGTTTTGCCGCATTTATAAATTGTATGCCAGAGTTACGTAGCTGACTTCTGGCAAATTTCTGTTTGGCTTTGAAGGCTGGATCCTGCTTTTGAGAGTGCGTAAGCTTCTGGACCCGGCCTCGTCTTTCTTCACTAATCCTCTGTAATTCCTGCTGTTTCTGCTGTAAAACCTTCTCGGTTGCCCGTTGAAGGTCTTTAGCAGAACCTTTCTGCTGAGGTCTCTTATCAGGGGTTACCTGTCGTAGATTCCTCTCAATGCGAGAGCTACTGCGCGTAATGGCAGTAGTTGGCACATTGATTGCAGAAACTTTACTTTTGCGCGAGCTTTTACCACTCTTATAACTGTCGCAAGAGGCAGTTGAAGAGTGTTGAATCGCTTTAGGCTGACGGTCTCCAGTACAAGAACTGGTATCCTTCAGCGGCACTAAAGTAGATAACTCTGGCGATTGCATCCGATTAATTGCTTGGCGTATTCTAATATTTTCCGCCTTTAATTTCTTCACCTCATTCACCAACCATTGTAATTGTTTCTGAGGAGGTTGAACTCTTTTATTTCTGCTCTGATTGTATCTAGGGCTTTGCGATCCGTTAG